TTGCGTTTGCCGTGTAATTGATAAACTCAAAAAACACGCGCTCAAAACTGCAACGATACGCAGCATAACTTCCTGGGACATCTACACCGACATCAGCTTTGTTGTTGCCATTTAATCGAATGTTGCTCAGTTTGCAGTTACTGTGCCCTTCAGAAACGCCCGCAAACGACAGCATTGTCCCGCCGTTAGTGTCCCAAATCAAATTGCATTGTGGCAAATCTGTAAAAGTGCTGGCGTTTTCGCCGTACATCGTTTGTCCCGATGCGCTGTAACGCAAAGTGCTGGTGATAATGTAATCACCCAATGGTACAAAAACATCGTGTCCTGTATCTAATGCGTCCTGAATAGCCGCCGTATCGTCAGCCACTCCATCGCCAACAGCACCAAAGTCCTTTACCGAAACATATTGCTCCAGCTTTGTCTGAACGGTCTGTGCGGTGGCTCCAGCAAAGGTTGCGGTGTATGAGATAGCCGTTGCGTTGCCAGAGTTAATCACGCCAGTTTCGTTCGTCATCACTTCAATGCTAGAATTTAGCGGTGGAGCAATCGAGAACGTAATGACATTGCCTAAAAGGTTATAGCTATCCTTTTCCTGATAGACGCCGTTGATGAAAACGTTTGTTGCCAGAATGGTAGATGGCGCAGCCGAAAGCGTGAAGTCAACTTCAACGCCATCACCAACAAAGTCGTTCTTGACAACGGACGCAGATACAGCCGCAGGATCGAAGCCATAGCCTACAGGACTGTAGAGAACGAACTCCTCGCGCTTGTTGCGGATTGTGATTGAAAACTCGCCGCCAGTGTAAAGCAGTGCTGGCGTGCCGTTACGATAGGCATAGCCATTGCTTGTACGGATTGGCTGCGTAGCCGGAATGGTTAGGTTGGCATCCCAAAATACCTGAATCGGATTCTGTTCAGGGTCTTGGTTGATTGCACCGATATACAGGTAGCCGTCATCCAGCGGCGTGCCGTCTAGATCGGTGAATATTGGGTAAGGGCCAGTAACTTGAGTAAGTGCCATTAGAACTTAATCCCTTGCGTCTTTGAGCTTATAGCTGAAATTATTGTGCTGCGAAAGGTCATTGTGGCATTTCCGTGCGCTGTTCCTTCTTCGCTTTCTCCGCCTCTGCTTCAATCGAACTAAGTGTTGCAACAATGGGAGCAAACTTTTCGTTTATTTTCCCAATAATAGCTTGTTCTTGTTCGCTTCCAGATTTTGTTTTCGCAAGTGCAGCAAAGAGGTTACGAACTGGTTTGCTTTCATAGGCCCTAACTGCTGCCGTGAATGCCGCAGCCAATGCTGTTCCAGTTCCGCCAGTTGTTAAAACGTCAGCTCCAGTTCCAAGTGCGCTAAGAACTATGGGGATATAGTTTTCCTGCCCACTTTGAGTCTGGACTCCAGCAGTCCCGCCTCTGCGGGTTGCATTAAGGGCTTGTATCAATCCTTTAATTTCTTGCTGCTGTGCATTGGAGAAAAACACACCGATTTGATCGGCTCTGTTAATCATTTTAGACACGAACTTTTCTGGGCTAATGGATTGAGCAGCGCCAATGTCTTTCGCAACCCTATTAACAAGTGCCATTCGCGCCAAAGCTTGTCCATCAGGAGTAAGCGCCCGATACAATGCACTGACATCGCTTTTCTTGCTACTGAAAAGCATTTTATCAATCAGTTCTGGTGTAGCCTCACCTTTACGCAAAATAGCTTTTAGCTCATTGCGATTAGCTTCGTTTATGCCTTCGCTCAAACGCGCATTGGAAACGCGCCATTGCGTATAATCCCGCTTGTCGCCGTTCTTTAGAATATATTGACCAATATCCTCATTGAATGGCTTATAGATACTTTTTACCGCATCTCGAACACGATTAGACGCGCCTATGGAAAGATTAGTATCCTGCCACGCATTGCCTAATTCATCTTTGCGGAACGATTCCATTTGATAAATATCTCGATCGCCAACTTTATCGCGCAACTCCTGCAGTTTAACAACAGCTTCATCCGCTGCGTCTGTTTTTAGGCTAGATAGTTTTGCAATCTGATCATCGATAGCTTTCATTGTGTTAGTTGTTGCAACTGGGCCAGCAGATGCAACTTTAGCAAAAACTTCTTTTTTGGCATCGCTGTATTTTTGAACATTATCCGCATTCTTACGAATAATATCAGCAACTAATTTGGCCTCGACATCTGCTGGAACTGATCCAGCATTCTCCACCAAGAAATCTTGAACAGCATCTTGACGGGCTTGCTGCTGTGTAGCGCGAGCGCCGCCAGTACCAACCAAAGGAATTCGTTCACCAGCCCTTTGTGCGGTAGCCCCAAGGAATGTGGTTGGCTGACGAATATCAGAAGTCATGATAGGAATGTTGGCCTGTTCGCCAGCACGGATAATGTCACGAGCAGTTGGTGGAGAAACTAAAGCTTCCATTGTTGATGTCGTAGCAGGCGCAGTTGTTGTCGGCGCTGGAACACTGCGAGGACGCGCAAGGCCACTGACGGAAACAGGTGCAACGCCACCAGCTATACCAGCAATAGTTTGAGCAACTGGGCCACCGCCCGCCTGTCTAGTCAGTTCAGTAGCAGCAGAACCAGTACCACCACCAATAATCTGCTGTGTTGGCAATTCAGTTAATGTCGCAGCAATTCTTTTTCCCGCCTCTGGTAAATAACGGGCCGCCAAAGATGCACCGCCAAGGCTCGTCAGGGCGCTGACAACTCCTTGATTGATTGCACTTGCTAATGGGTCACCTTCTGGAGCGCCTGTTGCCTCACGAAATGTTTGCCCCAAATCAGTAGATAGATTTGTGCCAGCTAACGCATTGACAGCGGCATTGGCTGGGTTGCCAACCAGACCGAGCAAGTTGCCCACGCCTTCAGCTATATCACCGCCTGCTGCATATAGTGATTCACCAACAGATGCTCCACCCTGTGATGGAAGCTCAACTGGCTGTCCAGTTGTCTTATCATAAACTCGACCATCCATCCCAACAACAAGGTTAGGATTGGTTTCAAATTCAATTAATGTTGTTTCTTCCTGACCATCAGGTTGAGCTTCAGCCTCAAGATTAGGCAACTCCCGAAAATTAACATCCCCGATAGTTGCATCAATCTGCGCCGGATCATAGCCAGCAGCTATATAGCGATTATATCTGCGCTGCGTTGCCTTCTGAACGATTCCCAATCGCCTAAGAAGGTTCTTTTTAATTTCAGTGCCATCCATGCTTGGCGTAATAGTGGTCTGTTCATACGCTTGTTGCTCACCAGGAGTAAGCGATGCACCGAATAGTTTGTTTCGAATAATATTGTCCGAAGACTTAACGTCTGCCCACCAGTCACGTTGTCCAGGCGTCCCGATGTCACTGTTCCAGCCTTGCAAAAGGCTTTCGACGCTGGTGAATGCAGAGCCTGCAAAATCATCGTTAAATCCACGCAATGCACGCGACAAAGCATCCACCTGATTAACATCATCAGTCAGCGTATCAGCCGCTTTTTCAGGAAAAAGCTTCGGCCCTTTTTCTGGGCCTTCAAGACGCGATATTTTCCCGCTGACGTTACTGCGTTGGTATACGCCAGTTGGGTCTAAGCCCTCAGCAGCAGCCTGCTGAGGAGTCAATGTTGAAAAAGTTTCCTCAAGCTTTTCTGGCTCTTTAGGGATAATAACGGCTCTGCGGCCAGAAGGCGCAGGAGATTCCCCACCAGCAACAGGAAGTTCCCAAGGATTAGTTTGTGCCATATTAATTTCCAATCACAACGTGCCAGTGAGGGCCAGTAGCAAATCTTGATGGGTTTTTCACCTCATCGCGTGCCTCAATAATTTTATAACCAGCATTTTTAATGCTAGAAATGTATTCCTTAAATGTCACACCAGGTATTGGAGCAATATCGACTGCTCCTTTAGTACGAGCATGATATGACCTTGGATTCTTTTTAGACAATGGATTATTTGGCCCACGATAGCCAGATGTTATCCGTGCATTAGGAAAAAGTTCACCAATCACAGCAGGGCCATCAGCGAAAGCCACCAGACGGAGCGCCCGTCTGACCTCCTTTTGGCTTTCTCCAGCTATCTGGGCTTCCAGTTACTGGCCCACCTACATATTCTTGCCCGTTTACAATATCGCCTATTTTTAAGTCTGCTGGAATAGCTTGAACATTACTGTAAACTTTTGGCTTTGCAGCAGGTGCGGATTCACCACTGGATGGTGTTCCGTAAAGTTCTAAATACAAAGAAAGTGGGCCGTTAAATACTGTATTATTGGGAGTCATAACCCCAGAGACAAACGTATCGCCCTGCGTGATAGCAATGTTACTTAATATCTCTTGGCCCCGCTTGCTGAATGGCTCAATTCCAGCCGCACGCAGTTTATTAGCAGCATCACCAAAGCCAGTCATTTCATCGGCAGCTTTAGGGTTGACTGCACGAACTTGAAAATCAATGAAGCCTTGGGCTGCCCGTGGGTCTACTCCAGGATTTGAGATTGCTTTTGAAAGGTCTCTAAATTGCTGTTCAACTTCAGTATATCCGCTATTTTTTGCCGCATCAGCACGTAGGTTTAATTCATTAACTGCTGATTGAATATCAACAACGCCATCTTTGTTAGTCCCAAGACGGTTGTATACCTTACGCGCCGTTTCTAAAAAAAAGTTTTTGCGGCCTTCATCTAGGACATCATAGGCAGATTTTACAGCATTCACATAATCAGGGCCAAGCTCACGCATAGCTTCATTGCGAGATTCAACGGTTGCTCCAGGGCCAAGCTTTTCTTTAAATATTCTTACTTTTTGCGCTTCTGCATCTATCTTGCGCTGAATTTCTGCAAGCTCCGCTTCAGCACGGAGGCGTTGAGCATCAGCCTGCTGTTGCTGCTGGCCTAATTGGACGGCTTTAAAAAACGTTTCTCCAGGCGATGGCGTTTTAAGTGTATAATCATAAGGCTGTACCATAAGTTACCTCAATATCCTCTGCCGATTGCTAGGCCAGCAAACTGTGCTGGGAGCGATAGCGATTGCTGCCAAGCGTTAGCAGCGCCTAATTTTGCACCAGCCTGTGCTGCGCCACCCTGCGCTAACAGACCAGAAATAGCACCAGCCGATTGCATCCCAGCAGTTCCAACGCCAGCAGCCGATTGCTGACCAAGCGAAGTCATGCCGCCAAGTCGTCCGTACTGTTGCTCAAGGAACTGATTTAACAATTGAGGACGGAACTGGGCTAGTGCGCCCTGAATATTTCCGCCACGAAGCCCACCAGTTGCCGATGCGTTCTGCAAAAGAGCTTCCTCTTGCTGCCGCGCTAAAGCTTGAAACGCTGGGCTTTGCTCTTGTTGAGCTACATATTCTTGCTGTGCTTCTGGGCCAGCAAGACCTAATGCTGCCATCTGCGCCTGAAGAGCAGGGCCACCAGCAGCTACATACGGCTGCAATAACCCACGCATTTCTTCACGAGCAGCCCTTGTTTCAGCGACACCAGCTTGGCTGGCATCATACTGAAGCTGACCAGCGCTCTTTGCGGCTTTAGAACCGACAGCGCTACTCGCTAACTGAGTACCACCAACAATAAGTGCTGAGACTGGATCAGGCATCAGACATTTCCTTCATATATTCATCAAGGCTTTCGCCATAAAGTTTTAACACAACGTGACCTATTTCCATTGCTGCTTGCGTGCCGTGAACCAACTGCACTGTAGCAAGAACAATATCATAATATCCAGCACGCCAAACAAAACTGGTAGCGCACGCATCACCAGCTAGCTCAACAGTATCAGACGCCTTCCATTTCAGGATTGCAGTGCTGACAAGGGGAAGCAGAACTGTGAAATGGGCTTGATAAAACGGATTAGCTGGCAATCCTACTAGCGCAGCCCAGATAGCTGCATCCGCATCGTCGCGATCGATCTTGTCGCCATCAACAATATCATCAAAAAGCTGAACAACTTGCCATAGGTCAATTAGCCATTCAACGGCAGCTTCGGGCAAGTCTAATGCTTCCACAAAGTTCCTACGCAACCAATATTCAGGCGTTCCGCTTTTAAGCATAGTAAGCTTTCTACTATTGAGCCCCAGGCTGCTCTATAACGCTCTGTGGCAAAACCATATCACAATCAATCGTCAAATTCAAACTCTCGTTCTTCTTGTGCTTGACAAGAGCGTAAATCATGACAGATGAACTCGAACTTATGGCAGTAGCCACGAAAGCCAGCATCAACGTCCCATTGGTTAAATGGAATCTTTTCCATCTTAGCTTGGGTCATTGTGCTGTTGTCGTAATACTCGCAGTTTGAGCAGCGACGGCGACGCGCCTCAGTCTCATCCACTTGCATAGCTTTGCCAAGCGCAATCCAGTATTCAGGATTAGCATCGCGCTCGTTACTAGGGTTTTCAGGGCCAAGCATCCAATCGTCAATGACGATCTTGGTGTTCTTCTTGTTCTCAGCGGTGGTAATGAATGGTTCGCTTTCACGTAGACCAGCAAAGCCTTCAATAATCATCATTGGCTTTTTCATTATGCTATTTCCCGTCCAGATGCGCGAATGTTGATTGCCGTAGCTGTTCCCGCAATAGTTGAAATAAATCCGCCAGCCGCAATTACCTGACCGACTAGCTCAGGAAACGTGTAGGTCTCCGATGGCTGAAGCGTCTTGGTCTTGACGATAAGGTTGTCATTTCCTGCGCTGCCAGACACTGCCACAAGGTTAACGCTAATCGTCGCAGCAGTTGCGGTGTAATTAGTCGCCGTGAACTTGTCGATGACCGTCGTGACGTTCGTTGCAGTGTATTGCGTTGTCTGCGTGTTCTCCGCAGTCTTTGCGGGAATCAGAACCCTTGTTGAAACAGCCATATCAAGTCTCCATAGAACTTATATTGTCGGTCACTGTTAAGATAACCGACGGGATTGATGGGTGTATACCTGTTGCCACTTCCGCAAGCAACTCCACGGATGTATCGTCTACTTCCCACATCAACTCAATGTAGTCGCCAGCGTTTAACTGAATGACGTAATTCCATGCGGCAAGCGTTTCTCCGTCATTCCCTTGGATGCGGATTTGTCCAGTGCTATCAGGAACGTTTGTGCCGTTCTTTCGTAACCATACATATACAAGCCCAACGCCGCCCGATGTCTTATGCACCTGCGCTGAGAACTGGACGTTATAGATATTGGGCCGATCCACAAAGATGCGCGAAGTCGGACTGCCTCTAGTCACGCCAAACGACAAATCTGTTGTGTTAAAGGTCATTGGATACGCCGTGTTGATAACGGCTGCTGTCTGCGTTGTCGTATCGTAAAACGAACCGTAGCGCGGTGTGCGATGCTGCCTTGGTGGTGGCATCTGCTGAAGTGCTGTGATTTGCTCTTGCAGTGCTGCGACCTGTTCTTGCGATGCCGCTGCTGGCGCTCGGTCAAGATACTCCAGTACAGACTTCATTACCTCAACAGAAGCTAATGCTTGATTTGCGGATGCCACTGCGTCGCCAGCCAAGATGGTGGCTTCCGTAACGCTAAAGGGAGCCACCTCATTGCTGACCACTTGAAACAGTTGTTCAAACTGCTTGATCTGCTCATGGTCTTGCAGAAACGATGCAAGCTGATCGCGGGTAAGGTTGAGCCTCTGAACCATTAGTAAGCCAACGGCTCTATCTGCGCCTCTAGCCTAGCAAAAGACATATGAGCGTCTGATGTGCCTTGGAAGCGTTGAACGCGCCAGTTACGCATCCAGCCTTGGTGGAACCATACAAGACGCTTTGCTCGCTGCCCTGTCTTACCAGCCTTGATAAACTTCTGTTGGCTCCAGTTCTGCCCGTCGATTGAGTAGCTGGTGTTAATGGTTGGGTCTAAGCCATACGCAACCGCGCCTGTCAGCGAAACCAGTTCAAGGTTCTGCAGTATCGCGCCGCGCCCATCATTGTACAGAATGGTCGTGCCAAATTCCCAGCGCACCTTCTGCCCCCAGTGCGTCGATATATCCTTTACCAGATACCCAATGGCATTGCTGGTAGGGTCGCCCAGCAACCACTTGTCATAGCACCACACGAAGTTCCTAGCGCGATATGGGGCATAGTCCACAAGGCTGCTCGTCAGTTCGAACCAAACAGGCTGGCCCAATTCCTGCGATGCCGCTGCGTCAAATACAATCGTGCGATCTGGAAGGTGGATATATAGATGCTGGTGCGCTCGATCGTTTCTTGCCTCTAGCTTTACGCCCGATAGCTGCGCCTCAGTGAATGTCGCCAGCAGTTCGTCAATCTCTTGCGTGCTGACTTTTTTCGCGTTTGCGTTTGCGCCAAGATAAATCCCTGGAGCTTCATTAAAGCCGCTACCAAGGAATGCGATGTTTTCAAGGAACACGCAGCAAGCATGAGTGCCGACCACGCCCTTTTCAATCTGTGCGCCTTCGATGCGCTGGAACGGGAATAGGTCGCCGCCTACGTTGTCAAAGACTTCGATCGTGTGACGGTTGAGCGCATAGACTTCATTGCGTAGTTTCAGCAGGGCAACCACTGGGTCAGGGTCAACTTCCGACGAACCATATTTCAGCGGGTTCACTGCGAACGGATTGCTTAGGTCTGTGACAATAAGGAACTCGCCATCAGTGGTCATCCAGTAACCATCCACCCACACTGTATCTAGAACAACGCCAAGATCAGGGTCTGTTACCTGAGCCAGCACTTGCGTGTTTATATCCCAGAGGAATAGATTGTTGTTCGACGCAATACCGATATAGTCAAAGCTGTAGTCCAGCGTGACGTAATCGCCATCAGTGCCGACATCGCCCAAGATTGTCACAGCGCCGTTGCTGGCAACTGAAACGAACTTGGAACCCATGACACGGTAGCAAACGCCGTTGTAGTTTATGCCACCGCGATCAATGCCAGGGCCAGTGCCGTTACCGACAATGCCTTCAGCGGGTCGCAGATAACCATTATTGATTCCAGTTGCCTTTGGCACAGGCACAAGGTTCACCGGATAAGACGTTCTAAAGTCTGGCCCGTTGTCCGTATAGATGCCATTAATGATTGGAATCTGTGTCATGGATATATGTTATTCCAGCAGAATATAGCCGCCATCTTCAAGAGTCAGGAAGTCACCATTCTCTAGAAGAAGCGCACCAAGGACAGGGCCACCGTCTACGTTGAAATAACGCAAGCGATTCCGAAGGCGCGTTAGCAAAAACATTAGAAGCCTTCGCCTGGAATGATGTGGAGCGAACCACCGCCAGCAGGGGCAATGTATGCGATCCGGTCATAATCCATAAACTTGCTGATGCTCACCTGACCGTTTGGCGGAACAAGATAGTCAGCAGTCGTTGCAGCTAGACCAGCGCCAGTGCCGATGCGGACAAAGCACTCAACCGAATTACGGCTGGTGATGCAAAGCGATGTCGTGTTCCTGCGGATAACAGAGTTTGCGCTTGTGTTTCCAGGAGAGACTAGAATAGCTTCTCCATAAGCGGGTGCAAATGTTTCAATATCATTCATAGCTCAATTCCTTTACCACTTATTCTTGTCCGACCAGAAGGCCGCGCTCATT